TTGCATCCCAACTTATGACAGAGTTGGTATCAGCACTGCCAAGAAAGTTCAGGCAGTTGTTGATGTTGTATTCAACCAGGGTATGCCAGCAATCAGTGAAATTAGAAAGTAGTGTGCCAGTTGGTCAAAGTGTCCACCATCCCCCCACAGGGGATGGTTTTCGTGTATTATTAAAGAGTCAAAGGAACCGAACCAACCCATGACAACCTTCGATTTTGAAACCGAGTACCACTGGGGTGCTCTCATGGTCAAACTGGTCCCAATGTTCTGTATGGATGTTTACAAAGCATCCGATGATGAATTAGTATGGGTCTTTGATGTGAACAACCCTAAAAATGGTTATCATGTCCCTGCTCGCAATCTCTCCACCTATTCTTACTGATCATGAAAACCGCAAAACGATTCAATGGTGGCATTCAAAAGGGCACGGTTGCCACTGATGCCCGTGCTCGTAAACTTGATGAGCAATGCAAACATCTGAAGAATGATGTTTTCGCTGCTTTGAAGCAACAATATCCTGAACTTACTCTGCAAAAGAAACTCACAAAGGAACAGATTCCTGGTGGGATTGGTGCTTGCGAACCTGATGGTGGCGCTTGGTTCTACAATAGTGTGCTGATTGCAGTGTTTGAAGGTAAGAAACAACAGGACCGAGGTAATGCTATCGAGCGTTGGTTTAAGAATAACTGTGTCTGCCGCACTATCAATCCTGATGTGTCTTATGTGACATTTTGCACTGGCGAAGGTGCATACGATAATGGGAAGATTGGTAAAGCACTTAACATCGCTCACCTAGAGGGTTTCAATCAATATAATCCTGGCAAGAATAGTGCATTTATGAACATTGACTGCTTTACGAAAGAGTTTCTTAATGCTATAATGGTTGAAGTGATTTGTGAACGTATCGATACTCTTTTTCCTCAACCCTCTGTATGAAACCACTGTTTATTTGGGCAGGTGGTAAGACAAAGGTGCTGAAGCATTATGCACCTTTTATGCCATCCTCCTTTGAAACTTACTATGAACCATTCTTTGGTGGTGGTGCTATGTTTGTCTATGTGATGAACACCTACCAACCAAAGAATGTGGTGATCAATGACATCAACTCCGATGTCGTGAATATCTACAACGCAATCAAGACTAACCTGACAGAGTTTCAACAACGTCTGGATAGTCTTGAATCTCAGTATCTACCACTGAGTAAAGATGATCGTAAAAAGTTTTACTTTGATATTCGTCATCTTCATGGTTGGAACTATCAAGAATGGAGCAAGACATTTGAGGCAGCAACATTATATTTCCTGATGAAGACTGGGTTCAATGGTATCTACCAACTGAACAAGAATACCAACGGAAGGTATGGAACTCCTGCTGGATTGTTGAATCAGAAGGACAAAGTTTATGATCGTGGTGTATTGAACTGGTGGCATAATGCACTTCAGAATGTAACTATCAAGACAGGAGATTGGAGAGATTCCGTGAACAATGATCCTAATGGATTTTTCTTCTTCGATCCACCTTATCGGGACAGTTTTGCAGATTATGGCAACGGGTTTGGTGATGATGCACTGACGGACCTTCTGAACTTTGCCGATATGCAAAATTTAGTTTTTGTTGCTAACCGTGCTGATGATGACTGGTTTAAGGATCAATCAAGGTCCATGAATGTGCATTACTTTGATATAACATACACTGCGGGTCGTAGAAAGAAAACAGAGGAAGGATTTACCGCTAAAAAAGCAAGAGAAATCCTACTTTACAAGACTGACCGTGTGCCACTTGGTTGAAGTGTCCACCATCGCTTGATTTGTCCCCCGTTCCGTGCCATACTATCAGTATGAAAAACACACACCTCGAACACCCTGAAGATTCTATTCTGACGGGTGATCTTTCTGTTTTGGATTGGTTCCTCACTGAGTGTGATCTTTCCGTGAAAATCGATGGTGCTCCCGCTATTGTTTGGGGCACGAATCCTACCACTGGCAATTTCTTTGTCGGTACTAAATCTGTATTCAACAAAAAACTAATCAAGATCAATGAAACGCATGATGACATTGATCGCAATCATTCTGGGGTTGTTGCTAACATACTACACCATTGTTTTGATTGTCTTCCTTCTTTCGACGGGATTGTTCAAGGTGATTTTATTGGGTTTGGGGGTGATGATACTTTTTGCCCCAATACGATTACTTACATCTTTGATGAAGTAATTGATCAGAACATTGTCATCGCACCGCACACATTGTATGCGACTGATGGTGACATGAAAGATGCCTATGTCATCAATGACATGGTAGATATGGAAATCTTCGATGATACTGAGTCGTGTAAGTTTGTTCAACCCAGTGCATGGCAGATTGATGAAGATTTCTCTGAGATTGTTGGTTTCGCACGGCAAATGTCTCAGTTGGTGACCTTTGTTGACAAAAAAGAGGCAGCAGAACTCAAAGTAGCACTGAACAAGTGTATTCGTGAGGGTCGTGAAGTTGTGCCAGAAACATTCAACAACTCTCGTTTGATTAGTTACTGGTTCCTCATCAAATCTATCAAAGAGGATATGCTTTTCCTTTGCCGTAATAATGGTCCTAAAGCATACATGGGCAATCGTCAATGTCGTGGTGAGGGTTATGTTGGTATCAATCAATATGGCATGTTCAAGTTAGTCAATCGTGAGCAATTCTCATATGCAAACTTCAACAATGGGAGATTCGCAAATGTCTGACTATACCAAAGAACAACTGATTGATGCACTTGTTCATGAGTGGGATTACCTCTGCCACGATGACTATGATCCACAAGATCCAACACCAGAGGAGTATCGTAAAGAGATGGAATCACTCACTATTGAAGAACTAATCGAAGAAACATCAACGGGAGAAGGTTACACTCTCGACGAGTTTATGGAGAACCACGGGTGACAGTTGGTAAGGTGTCCACCAAACCCCCACAGGGCACCAAAACCGTGTATATTAAGAGAGTCAAAGGAATACTTCATGAAAATCACTCCAATTCATGTTTATGTTATGTTTGCTGAAATCCGTGGCATTTATAATAAAGTAAACATTAAAATTGGTGTGAGTGATAATCCTAAAAGAAGAATCAAAGACATTCAAACTAGCAATCCTCTTCCTATTCATTTGATTCGTACATTTGAAGCAGGTAAAGATGCTTATACTCATGAAGGTCATTTTCATAAACTTTACAAAAAGTTTAATACTGGTGGAGAGTGGTTTGAGTTCAGTAATGATTATTTTGAGGAGAAAGTTCTTCCTGAAATGATTGATTATTTCAATAAGATTGAAATCAGTTATGATCAAGTAGAGACAACAAATTTTTCTGTTGATGAGTTGTTGAATGATGTAGATTGTGCTAAGTTTGAAATTGACAGTGGTTTGGATGATGATTATGCAAACCGTAAAATTATTCAAATCAAGTTAAAGAAAGCACAGACTCTAATTGATGATACTGAGAAAGTTAAATTTCAAAAAATAATTGATGATATTCAAAATATCATTGATGAAGATTGTAAGCAGAAACGCAAAGATGATCAAGAGAAACTTGCAATTAAGTGTCTAAAACGTAAGGCATATATGGCACAAAAAAGTTTAGATTGTTTTGCAATGGGTTACTTAGTCGGATGTGCCAATCGGTAAGGTGTCCACTATCCCCCCACAGGGGACCAAAATCGTGTATTATTAAAGAGTCAAAGGAAAGCAACCAACTCAACCCAATGCGAAACACTACCAAAGCACAAGCACTCCAACAGTTTAAGTACAATTGGATGGCAACCAAATCAACAGATAAGGTCGCAAAGCGTGAGGCATGGGGTATCTTCACCGATGAACTGTGCCGTGAGGGTTACATCACCATGAAAAAGTATGAGTCTTGGAGCAACCCTTTCTGATTCAAACTCCACAAACTTTTTATTATCATCATGAACACACTTACTCAATCCAAAACAGAATATCTCACCGAATGTTTTCTTGAGGTTGTCAACAATCGATGGAAAGTTAATGCAATTGAATCTGGACATAGTTCATACTCTAAGTTAGAATATAGTATAGGTAAAAAATATATCAAACTGAATCAATTCAGGATTCATGCTGATAACAGTTTTTCAAATAATGGTGTGTTTATGTTCATAGACAAAG